GGGAAGCCCCGCATCTCCTGGGTCATCTTGACCCAAAGCTCATTGGCAGCCGTGGAGAAGAAGAACGTGGGGTCGGCGGGGTCCGTAAACGTCCCGGCGAGGTTGACCAGGGGGTCGCCATACGCCTGAACACGGGCCTGATCGTCTGAGTCGAGCGCGTTGCCGATGAACCTGAGGTCCATTGCGACAGTGACAATGCCATCCAGATGAGTGACGATTGGAACCAGTTGCATAGTTAGAACTCCTTACCGGGGGTCTTGGAATACACCCGAACCCCGTTTACAAGAGCCCAGGTTCGACCCTTGGCTGCATCGTAGACATGGCCATCCCGACGACACTTAGGGGTGACGGCTGTTTGACCGACGTATCCCATTTGCGTTGTAAGGCAGACCGCGAGGTAAATGAAGCCGAGCATCGTGTCTCCAAGGGAATTGGGGGGCCTGTATAAGCGCCCCCCAATTCACTATTTGCTTTAGGCGCGAGTACTTACGCGGAATGCCACATCAATCCACAGGAGGCTGAACACGGGCTTGAAGGCCAGCTTGACGTGGACGACCGTGGGGTCATTATCGTCCTTCAGAACTTCCAGGCTCTTGTAGGCTTCCACAAGCTCCTGCTCGATCAGGGACTTCATCAGACTGTGCTGGACGATGGCGATGTCATTGAGCACGTTCTGGAGGTTCTTCCGGCCCACGAACTGGTCGAGCACCTTGCGGGTGCGCTGACGGACATAGTCGGTGATTGTGGTGCAGGTGATCTCGCGGGTGATCGGGTTGTCCATACGGGTGGAGATGTAGTGACGAACCTTGAAGCTGCCAGCATCCTCAGTGAGGATGCAGACACCGTCCGAAGCCATGAGGTCCATTAGGGGCTCTTCAGTGCGGCGGACGAGGCGGTCGAAACCGACCATCTTCTGGCGAGTCAGCGTGGTGGCTACGTCGATGGCGGGGTTGATATACATCCCGCACATGGCGGCGGCGAGGAAGCTGCCGTCAACCGCGAACTCAGCCGACCCATCCGGGACATCAACGCTGAGGACAGCGCCACCAGGGTAGATGAGGACCACACGCTCACTGGAGAGGCTGCGGGCGAGGGTGCGGGCGTCGGCGACCTGAGCCGTGAAGGGCATACCCAGGAACCCGATGGCCTCGCCGCGCTTGCGGGGGCTGGCTTCGGTGTTGAGGTGCTTGGCGAGGAACTGCTGGACCACCGGGGAGGTGGACAGAGGCACGATCACGTCGCACTTGCGCTCGCTGCCGGGGAGAGGCTTGGCGAGGTCAGCGATGGCGTCCATGAAGGTCTGGTCGGAGGCGGTATCCATCCCGATTTCCTTGGGCACCTGGACGCAGGCGAACACCGCACCGCCGCCGCTGTTCTGGGTCATGAGCTTGGCAGCCAGAGACAGGCGATTGGTGGGGACGGGATCACCGTATTCGGCGTAGACGTCCGAGAGGTTGGAGAAGAGCTTGATGCCGAAGTCGGAAGCAGTCTTCTTGGTCTCGTAGGTGATGTAGTAGAACTCACCGCACTTGGGCTCGTTACCGCTCTTGTTGTAGGTGTGGACCTTTACGGTGTCCGTGGGGAACATGCCGTAGGTGGTGCCAACCTCCAGCCGGATGCCGGGGATGATGATCTGCGGGGTCGTGCCGGTCTTGAAGGGCGTAGCGGACGAGACCTTGAAGACAATGCGGTCGCCCGGACGGTAGTGGTAGCCGGGGGTGGGCAATTCCGTGTAGCCATACATCTGGCCCACCTTGTCGAGGTCCATGTTGGGATCCACGATGGTGAAGGTGATGCCGGTGTCCGGGTCGCTGTAGGTCTGGCCAAGGAAGCCGTTGGTGCCGGGGGTGTCATTCCCGAAGGTGGGAGTGGCCAGGGGATCGGAGGGATCCAGGGTGGTGGCATTGCCGGTGCGACCGAGGCCGTCCTGGGCAGCGTCAGCCAAGGTGCGGTTGGAAGACACCTTGAAACGCTGGGAGTAGTTCAGGATCACCGCAGCAGCACCGCTGTGAAACAGTTCATTCTGGGCAGTGGATTCCACAGCAAGAGCGCCCATGTCGGGGGTGCCGACCTCGGTGCAGACGATCCGTCCGGCATTGGCGGTGGAGTAGCCCGCGCCAGTGGTGAACAGGGACTTGATGGCGGCGAGGGTGCGAGTGGCACCCCCGGCGTCAGAAATCTGGACCGTGATGACTTCTCCGACCACGCTAACGGCGGCGTTGTCAGCCGTGTTGGTGCCACCGACGAACTTGATGCGGGTGCCGTTGGCGAGGACACCAGGGATGGTAGCGGTGAACCGCAAGCCAACCTGGGCGGTATCGTTGAAAGCCTGGACCGAGGGGGAGATGATCTGGGTGAGGGAGTCATCCTGGAAGGTCAGGGTGATGATCTCATCCGGGCTCTGTCCTGGGACGCCCTTGAGGTCGGGGAACTGGTGGGGCCACTGGATCCCAGCCGTAGTGAAGTTGGCTTCACGGACGTGGGTGGAGGCGGCATCCCAGTAGATGTTGGGGGCCTTGTTCCCGTTCTCGTCGGTGATCGTGTAGCTGCCTTGGCCGGGGATGCCGGGGGCCACGACTTCCAAGGTGTAGGTGTGGTCGTTCAGGGTGCAGCGGTGGTAGTTGGCGAAAAGCTGCACACCGGGCATCGGGGGGTTGAAGAGCGTGAACTTGCGGTTCTCGCCGTCGAGGCGGATGACACGGAGGGCACCGTTGGCCACGGCCTGGGCAGGCGTGGTGCCTGCATAAACAGCGATGTCGTTGGGGTCGTTGGTGGTCTGGGAACGCTGGGAACCCGTGGTCGGCACGTCCTCCAATTCGAACTCGGTGTTCGAGCCGTTGATAATGCCGGTGCAGGGGCGGAGATACATGTATTCGTCCACGACCGTGACATTCACGACGCTGCCATCGAAGGGCACGAACCCAGCAGTGAACTGGCCGACTTCGGTTACGGCGCAAGCGCCCCAGTTGATCGTGTCATTGTAGAGGACGTAGTCGATGGAGTTGATGAAGTCGGAGCGGTCGGGGGCGAAACCCACCTGGAGGATGTTAGCGACACCTTCAGCGGGCAGGTCGTCCCAAGTGTCCTGGAAGCGGTTGGTGTAGTAGGTGGCCTTCAGGACGGAACCGGCAGGCACAGGCTGAGCCAGGGTGAAGACGCCGTGGGCACCATCCAGGGCGACCACATCGGCCTTGCGGGCGTTGACGGTCACCTGAACGAAGTTGGGCTGCTGGGCAACCACACCACCGTTGGTGCCATCGACGACGGGCACGTTGTGGAGCTTGAAGGTGCGGTTGGTGTTGGGGCCGGTGCCGCCCTTGAAGAAGAGCTTATCGGGGTTGGCGGCGTCATCGAGGACGGCGATGGCAGCGGTCGTGGGATCCGCACCGGGGGCGTAGGAGGCGGTCAGGTAGCCACCGGACAGCGTGGGGATACCAGCCTCGATCAGGATGTCCTTGATCTCACCAATGCTGCGGGTGCCGACCTGAACCACATTACCGATCACGACGGGCTTGCTGATCTCGATGGAGATGTGGTTGGTGCCGATACCGCTGACAGCCTGGGAGTCAGGCTTGGCGGTGGGCAGAGGGTTGGCCAGGGCCGAGTTAGAAGGCGAATCCAGGATGTCCGCCTTGGTGAAGGTCAGCTTGACCTCGTTGCCGCTGGCACCGGGGACCGACAGGGAGATGTTCAGTCCGGGCTGAAGGGTGTAGCTGGCGTAGGTGGGAACCTGATCAGACAGATCTTCGTTGGTCACCAGGGTGTCTTCGCGCTTGAAGAAGTAGTCCACCCTGAGGTCCGTGCCCAGGGCAGGGATCTGCTGGGTCAGGAACTTACCAGTGCTGCCATCGAGGCTGCTCACCATGATGGGGATGCCATCGGCGTAGACGGAGATGTTCTTGGGGTCGTTGGTGATGACACCCTTACCATCGCCCACCACGACAGGGTGGCAGGCCAAGGTGAACTCACGGGTGAACCCGGTGACCTGGGCGCTCACGTTCTCGTGAACACGGCGGTCGTCGGCCACGGCGGAGGAACCCCGGTGGAGTTCGATGTTCTTGAACAGGCGGGTCTCCTGACCTTCGCCGATCAGAACCGGGATTCGGGCGTCTCCAAAGAGGGAAATACCCGCTTCTTCGACCACCACAGTCGTGTAGACACCGGGCTGGGTGTATTGTTGGAACAAGGCCATGGGCTTCTCCTCGTAAGTTGACAGGGACCAGCTAAGTGGTTGGCAGATTCAACCTGCCCTCAACTTAGGGGAGCGAAGTTCAAAAACAGTGAAGCTGGAAGTTCAGTTAGTCGTCTGCACTTCCCAACCAGGACTTTGAAACCTCCTGACCGGAGGGTAGCCGGTCGGCCTTTGGGACGGCTCGTTCAACATCAGCCAAGACAGCCCTACGGTCATCCGAGATGGGTTTGAACTCGCCCTTGCGAACCTCGACAATGCCGTTACCACCTGCTTCTGCGCGGACTTGGTTGCGCTTGGCCTGCCGGTCGTTGATGTCTCGCCAGCGGATGTCGGCGTCCTTTCCAACCTGGATGTCGATGGGAGCCTCACTAAAGCTGGAGCGTCCCAGGGAGATTGAAGAGGGAAGCATTTGAAGTTCAGCGAGGGCTCCACACTTCCCACACTTCCACTTCTGTGGTGGGTTGTCATTGTCGGCTTTCGACATCAGGAGCTTCTCAGTCAGGGCCGAGCAGTCAGGGCACTTGTATTCGCGGATGGCCATGTATTCTCTCTGTGGAATGCCTAGTAGTAGGCGGGTGCGTAGTCTTGCGTGAAGCGGGTCACCCCAAAGGCTTGCATCCTGGGGGCCACCAGGGGCTTACCAGGGAAGGTGTGAGCCACCTGGACCCCTTCCAGGCCGATCTCGTCCACACGGGTGACCAAGGGGAACTGTAGCTCCCAGTCAGCGGCAGCCGTGACTCCGAGGGTGACGACATGCTTGGAGACCGTGCCGGAGATGTCCTTCTGTTCACCCCGGTAAGAGCGGGAGACTTCGTAGATGGTGAGGCCAGCGGACTCAAAGCGGTCACGGTTCTGGATTAGCAGCATGTTCCTGATGAGGCCCGCCAGTTCAGATGAGGTCATCAAGTCGTTGCTGTGGACTTCAAGGTCGAAGGTCAGGTTCTCCTTGGAACCGTAGATTTCGTAGGTCTCCTCCACGCCAGGGAAGACGATGACGACGGCCTGATCTCCAACAACCACCTGATCCCCGATGGCAACCTGGACGCCAGGGATCATGTTCTGGTTCACGGTCATCTTGGTGGCTTTGAGTTCAGTCAGGGCCTCCTGGAACCGGGCTTCCCAGAAGATCCAGTCGCCCTGGTCTGCCAGGAACTTGAACCAGTAGGTGCCGTCCGCCCGCACATGAATGTCGCTGAAGCCGTGAGGACCGTCGCCCAGCTTGTAGACCAATTCCTTCTGCACAATGGTTTCGTGCCCGTTGGGGATGGCCTTGATCTGGTTCTCGGGGTGGATGATGTCGGTGGTGTTGGGGTCGAAGATGAAGGTTCCGACGCCCCAGATTTCGTGGCCCACGGGGGTGTAGTCGGTGAGG